TCTACGAGTACTTGTGCTGTAGCATTAGAAGTGTCACCAGTAATAGTTTCATTCTCTATAAAATAACCACTCGTTCCAGCACCAATTTCAGTAACTATTCTGTCACCATCTTCTTCATCCAAAACATAAGATGAAGTATTTGTTTCTAAAGTAACATATGTTACTGTAGTTGAAATAGTAAGCTCACCAGCTTCCAAAAATCTATAATAATCTTTTAAAAAATCTACAAATATTGGATGGTCTGATTGAACAAAATCTGGAACTTGCCCCTCAATTAAGGGGGATAGTTTATTGTTCAATATGGATTTATCGTCTAGTGCCATTTTTTTAATAACCTGATGATGATACTGTTGTTGTTGATGATGTTGTTGAAACTGTGGTTGTAGTGCCGGAAGTAGTATTTAAAACTGTATACCCCAACCCTGTTGAAGTGATGGCATCAACAGAAGCTGTAATTCTAGTATTAATCAAATCTAATTCTAATATTTGATTTCTAACAGGAACTATATCATATGAATCTGGTATTGCTGTCACAAGAATTTTTGAAGATGAAACTCTATTTACATTTGAAACACTTAAAAAATTCATAGGGTACAAATTTATTATTCCGGTATGATAATCAACCTCACCAGCTGGTATTGGATTATAAACTCTACTTAAACCAGAAAGATAATATAATCTAATAAGACCATTACCGTCATCATCTAAAAAATATTCTCTACTAACTGTATCACTTAAAGTGTAATTACTATTAGCTGTTAAATAAAATCCACTTGAACCTATTACACCCCCTGCTTCACTATTATGACCACCGTGGGGATGATATATCTTATTACCATAATTTACACTATAAGAACTTTCAATTGTAAGGTTTGGAGTAAAAGTTTTACTCATAGCAACAGTTGCTGTACTATTTAATATTGATGTATCTGTATTATCTATCAATGATGTTACTACTGAATGTCTGAATGGTTCATTAAAAGTTTGTAATGTTTCATTATTATAATTTGTTAAAGTTGTTGATATGTTAGTTTCTAATTCTGTTGGTGACAAGGTTGTAGCATTTTTATTGTATTGAGCAGTAACAGATAATATGATATTTGTAGTTTCAGCATCAACAATTACAGGAGTAATAGATGCTACTTTATATGGAGCTAAAGCAGAAACAAGATTTGATTTTTGTACTACAGTTAAATTTTCACCAGTGGTAGATTTTACTGATATAAAAACTTTTCCATATTCTGGTGTTGCAACAACTCCTAAGCTTGGATCATAACTTCCATCTTCACCACCCCATACTGATACTGCTTGAGTGTTTGTAAATAATTTTTTAACAAATACTTTGTAATCTTCTATAGTTACTGCACGACCCTGAGAAGCATAATCTAGTGGTGCTTTAAATTTTATTGAATTGATTGATTCTGGTTCTGCTCCACCGATTGCTGTATCAACAGTTTGTACATTAATTGATGTTGCTCCACCAATAGAAGATGGTGAAGTAAATGATGATACACCATTGGCTGCTGTTTTATTTGTAACAACATATTTTAATATTACAATATTGCCATCAACTAAAGCTTTACTAACTATACCATCCCCAAAATATACTTCAAACTTTCCTGCCTCAACTTCTTGACAAAAATAAACAGGACTATCAGCTGTTAGTTGTGTAATATCTGTAGCCTTAGTGAAAGCAGTTACTTGAGTATCTGAAGCAGAATTTTGGACTTGTACTGTAAGTGTACTTATGTCTGAACGGTCATCTGATAATACAAACCTTTGACCTTGACTAGAAGTATCAACCGTGTATGTTGATGTAATATAAGTTCCCTCATATACAGGAGTATTTAAAAAAGTAACAGTACCACCAGAATTGGCAGCAGTAATATCAGAGGTTGTAACAAACGAATAACTTTGAGAACCTACTGAAGCGGAAAATTTAGTACCTGCAGGCATAGTTAACGTATCGTCATTAGTTGTAGCAAACACATTCAATGAAGCAGTTGGAGCCCTCGCTGAGGTCACTTCATACCCTAACATTTTTGCATGAGAAACTACACTTGATCTTAAGGCTGCAGAATCTAAGAACATTTCATTTGCAGCCATGTTGGCATTAAACGCAAGATAGTGAGTATTGTATGCAAGAGTGTCAAGAAGAACACTCATACCAGAACCTTCAAAATCATAATCTTTAAATTTTGTTTGTGCCTTTAGGAATACTTTTAGATTATCTTTTATATCATCAAAGTCTAATTCGGTTACCTGTAGTTTTGCCATTATCGTAATCTCTCTAAGAATAGTGTTAATTCAACTAGTTCAGTAGGTGTATTTACAACATAAAACTCTACAGATACATCATAAGAATTTTTATCATAATTTGGAATTGTTCTAACCCCAACAAGTCTAGCTCTTGGTTCAAAGTTTTCAATTACATTTTGTATTTGTCTTGCAAGAATTGCTGCTGTAACTGGAGTCATAAGTTCAAACAACATATCCCTAACACCAGAAGCAATTTCTGGATGAAAGGGTTTCTCATAAGTATTTAACAAAACTAAATTACGAATAGACCTTTTGACCGCCTGTATATCTGTCACTTCACTCACATCACGATCAGAAGATTTCTTTCCAAAGAATAAATCCAAGTCTGCATACTGTCTGACACTACGATCTGATCCGTTATTTAATTGTGCATCATAACTTGCCATTTATATAGACTCCTGATTTATATTTATTTATAAGACTTGTACCTGTGTTATCTAATATGAATTATCTAAATCTACGCATAGTATGCGTTCCAATACTTTCCAACTAGGCCACCAGATGATATTAAAGTACTCTTGTAAGCAGACGGCGGCCGGTTCCAATTTACAACGTGATCTCTAACGTCTACATGGATAAAGGTATTGCCGCTGCTGAAGTACCAACCAAAGGTTAATATTTCGTATTTGATCATCAACCTCATAAATTCAACTCTTTCTGCTGTACTAAAGTTTCTCATCTGAACATCTAAAGCTTGACCAGAAAGATGTTGGGAGTTTTTTGGTGCTTTCTTTCCTATTCTTCGATATATCTCAAGATGTCTTTCCTTGGTGCGAAACGCAGAGTTAATTTCTAATTGTTTTCCAAGGTCAAAAGCAACTTTTTCAGCAATTCCAAGCACCTTTGGTTTTGTCCCTGAGAAAAGTGTATTACTGTTATTAGTAATTGTAAGTCTTGGTCTACCTCTAAGTTGTGCTAAACGATAATCCATTGGGAAAAACTTATTAGAATATCTTTCTCTTACATCATCAGTAATTTCACTATCTTTAAATACATCACCAAAAACTTTGCCTTCTGTTGAAATACCTAAGTAAGACCTATATTGATTATGTACCGTGTCATTGACAGTAGCAGTTTCGGGCGGAAGGTCTTCTCCATGTTCGTGAGATGATGGATCAGCAGCTTCCTCACTACCAGAAGATGCTACTATATTTAATTGTTTTCCTTCTTCAGAAGCTGGATCAATAGTAGGATCAACATCAGAAACAGTTTGTGTATATATTTTAAGTACTTCTCTTGCTTCTCCAGTACTCATACCAACTGGATCAACACCTAAATTTTCAAGTTCAGAGTTAACAACATTATCAGTTCGTCTTAGTGGTATTGCCACAATAGGATTATCTCCGTCTATGTTTGGATTGTATCCACCAGTGCCAGCATTTTCAGTTCTGGCTGATCCTTGTTTTTTAACTCTTTCTTCTACAGGAACATCTACAACTTCTTTTACTAGTTTTAGTTCAGAAGCTTCAACTGATGGTTCACCAATGCCAGGATCAGCAGAACCAATCTTTACAGTTGCGGAACCAGTTTCGATTTCATTAGAACCATCAGCATGACCACCACCACCATCTCCTTGGTCTGCAGTATCACCTTTACGGGCTGCAAGGTCAGTGCTTCCACCACTATTGATATTAACATCAGAGGCATCTAATGTTATACCACTGGAAGCTTTAAAATCTAATTCTGTTGAAAATAATTTTACTTCACCTACAGAATTAATATTAACTCCACCCGCTGTAGAATTGATGGTGTATGCTGCAGCGTGTACATCAGTTTGAACACCAAGTATAGAACGATCTATTGTGGAACCATATCTTTCGGTAACAGCACCACTTATTGAACTAGACATTTCACCAGTATGTGTGTGAGTTGCATTACCAATTATAACAGTGTCTAAAGTTGTATTGTATCTTTGAGATACAGCACCTAGTGCTGTAGTTTTAAATATTGAATCTGCACCTTCACCATATTGTTGTGTAGTATTACCCTTTACAAAGGTATCAAAATCTTCTTCAACTTCAATATTCAAGTTTTTACACTTTATATTAAAATCTTCTTTAACTACAGTGTTACAGTTTCCATCAACAGTAATATTTACATCACCCTGTACATTTATAAAATCAGAACCAGCAACAAATCTGTAATTGTCACCCACAACATGAATT